TAACCCGCTCATGGCGTCCCGTGCCCGTTCCAGCACACTCTGGCTGTCCACAAGGTTCTTCCGATCCTGCAGCGCGTTGATCTCATCCTGCAGCTGCGTTGGGCTTTTCCCGCTCGCGGAGCGGCCATCTGCCGCAAAGTGTGCGTCTGCCTGTTCCTCTTCCAGCGCCTCGATCTGCTTCCCCAGCTCCTGCGACGTCCGCCGCATGCCGCGTACCTGGTCCCGCTGCGCATTCTGTGCCGCCCGCGTGCGCCGGTTCAGTGCGTTTACATCCTCGCGTGTCTTCTGCGTTGCTGGGGCGAATTGCCCGGCCAGCAGCGCGCTCTGCCGCTGCAGCGCCTGTGTCCCAAGCTTCCGGCCCTGCACGGCGTCCACGCCCCGCAGGTAGTTCTGGTACGTGCCGTACTGCTGCTGCATAGCAGGTGAGCGGCCATATTCCTGCTCCGTTACTTTCCCGCTCACCGTTCCGGTTGGCGTCTTCTTCGCCGCGTTGACCGCGTTTTTATATGCTTCAAACGCCGCCTTCATCTCCGGCGTCTGGTAGTTTCTGCTTCTGTAATTCGGATCAAATGCCGTGTCCTGCACGGCTCCCGGATTCCCGTACTGTTCATATTCCCGGATTGCATCAAGCCCGCTGCGTTTAATGGCCGAGGATTTTGTCTGTGTCTGCGTCTGCCCATAAGACGCCGCAGAGCTGGCAGCGTTCGTGCTGCCAGCTTCGTATTCCCGCAGGGCGTCAAGCCCGGTCCGTTTTTTCTTCGCCATGCCTGCCTCCTTATCGTTCCAGTGGGATCCCAAATCCCGCGCGGTTCAGGATCGCCACAAGCTCGTTGTACTGCTTCTTGCCCATCGAGGTTGACAGATCCAGCTGCCCGGCCATGCTCACGAACAGATCGTATGCTTTCTGCTTCTGCCCAGACTGGATCCACTCCGTCATACCGCGCTTGAGCTGGTTGTAGGTCTGCGCCTGCGCGCCGCCCGAACCGCCTTTGTTGTACGTGTTGTCGATGTACCCCTTGGAGGATGTCTCGCTGCTCTTGCTGCTTCCGCCGCCGGAGCCGCTGCCGGATTTCTTCGCTGCTGCCTGCTCTGCCGCCAGTGCCTGCAGGTACGCAGCGTTCTCGTTGTTAGCCTTCTGCGACCAGTAATCCAGCATCGTCCCCCACTGGCTCAGATCGTTGGAATATTCCGTGTTGTATTCGCTCCTCGCGTCTGCGAGGTCGGAATACCAGTCGCTCACCGTGTCGCGGTAGCGGCCATAGTCCGTGTCGTCCCGGCCTTTGACCAGGCTGTACTGGTTATAAAGGTCTGTCCCCTCATCCTGATACCGCTGGTATGCCTGCTGCTGCAGCTGCGGCACAATGTCGTTGAGGTTCTGCAGATACGCATTGTACGCCTGCTGCCCCACCTGTTCACCGTAGGTCGAGCCGTATCCGCCTGTCAGCGCCGCTGCCTGCCCCATCGTGTCCTGCATGGCAAGCCGCCCCTGCCGCTGGTACTGCTCCCGGTACTGCTGATACAGCGGGTCCGTCCCCAGATCGTAGCTGAACTTCTTCCGGTTGCGGATCTGGTCATACAGGCTCGTCAGCTCATCGTCCCATCGCGACTGATACGCGCCCGGCTTGCTGGCTTTGACCTGGTTGAGATACGCCTGTGCCGCCTGCACACTGCTGGACGGCGTGTACCCGCCCTCAAGGCTGTTCAGTTTGCTCTGCGTATACCCCGATACGCCTGCCGATGTATACGGGCTGTTCCTCTGCGCGTAGCTGCCGCTGTAGTTATGGATCGTCTGATTTTTGTTGACCAGCTGCGACTGGTAGCTGCCGTCTGCGTTCACGCCCGTAATGCGGTACGTGCCGCCGCCGGTCACGACCTCGTCGCCCGCCGAAAGTCCAGCCGGGGCCTTGCCGCCGGTCTCTACTCTGTATACTCCCATCCTTTCACCGCCTTAAAGTCTGAAATGTGTCGCGTACTGCTTCGGCATGTGCGCCTGATTGTAGGCATTGAAATACCCCTGCCAGTAGCTGTTGTACTTTGCTGCCTCGTTCGAATACTTCGTTGTCTCCCCGTTGGCATCGCAGATCTTCATACTCAGGTACCATCGGTAGATCTCGTCATACGGCCACGGGATCAGAAGCTCAGTCTCATAGTCCACGCTCTCGTCGTAGCCCGTAAATGCCGCCGGCTCCGTCTCATGCTCGTGCGTGCAGATGATATCCCGGTACACAATGCCGTCCAGCTCCGACAGCCACCGGATCTTATCCGGGTTCTCATACTGGTTCGGCATCAGCCGGTCTACCGTCTCGATCGCTTCCCGAATTTTCATTTTCCCTCCTTACCAAAAGAAGGGGCATTTCTGCCCCTTCCCTTGCTTCCTGCCGTCATGGGCATTCACTTGTCAGTTGTCTTCCTGTGCGCGTCGGAAAGCCTCTTCCTCCGCCATCCGTGCGTTCATGAGAACTTCGTATACCGGCAGCGGTACCTGCACATCTTTGCCCTTCGGCACCATGAACGTCCTGCCGTTCACCGCCACGAATCGGCTCTGCTCCTCGTTCTCCTGCCCGCGAGGCAGGTAGATCGTCTTCATGACGTTCCACACGTCCTCCGGATTTGCCTGTGCAGCCGCCGCAGCGGTCTTCTCAGTTGCCATGGTATGTTCTCCTTTCTCAGTTGGCCGCGTCCGTGCCGGAGTATGCGCTGCAGCTCTCCACGCGGACCATGCGGTCCTCGTACAGCAGCTTCGCCGCCATCTCGGCCTTGTAGCCGACGGTCGAGAACTGGTTCAGCGGGCCGCCAATCTCATCCTTACCCTTGACGATCATCTGGAGGTTGCCGCCCTCCGGGTCTATCATCTTGTATGCGTCCTTGCCGAGGAACAGCGTCGCGTACACGCTGTAGTAGACCGCCGGGTTTCCGTCAGCCGCTGCGGTCTTGACCGGGCAGGTCGAGTTGTTGAAGATCTTCGCCTCCGTCGTCTCGACGAACCGGACGCCGTGCAGCTCACCGATCTCACCCGAAAACAGCGGCGTGACGTCTGCATACTTGTGCGCCTCGACCCATGCGTCCGAGGACCGCAGGTCGTATGCAACCGACGGATGGATGATCGCGACATACTTGCCGTCGGTCTTCGGAGCCTTCATCTTCTTCAGCGTCGTCACGGCCTTGTTGACCTCGTCCGGCGTCAGCTTCGCCGTCATGTCGAGGCCCGCGCGGCTGGTGACTGCAGTGTGTGCGCCGCCCGTCGCGACCTTGTCGCAGTACTGCACGTTCGATCCTGCCACGACCGCGTCGCGCACGCGCTTGTCGATGGACGTACCGGCGGAAGCGCCGAGTTCTTCGGTCGCGCCCAGGATGACGTTGTCCAGCGCATGCAGCTCCAGCTGGTCGGAGACCGTCACATACAGGCCGATCTGCTTGATCGCGCCGGTCGTGCTGGTCTGTCCCATCTTCTGTCCGGTCGGGATGACGCCCTCAGTCAGCTCCTCTGCGTCCTTCAGCGTGTTCCACTTGCGCCATTCCACGGTCTTGCCGTGGTTGCGCGGCAGCGCCTGACGGCCTGCCAGCTGTGCATGCACAAGGTTCGGTCTGGCGTTTTCAAGCAGCTGCGTGTCGTAAAACGTCTTCATGGTCGGCGCCAGCGTATCATTGCCGCTGAACGCGGTCGTCTGGCCGGTGCCTGCGTTTACGTAGTTGCCGGTCGCGTTGACAAGCGTACCGGCGTCAGCGAAAAACTGAAATCCGACTTTGGATTCAAACATATCTTCTTATCTCCTTTCTCAGGGGATCACTCGCTCCCCCATTGCTGCGCGGCGGCGCATGTCCTCCACCTCCGCGCGTGTCCATTTCGTTTTCATCGGGACGGTCGTTCCGCCTCCGGCGCCGGAGCCGATCTCTTCTGGTCTTGCCCCCTGCGCCTGAATGGTCTTCATGACGTTCTCCCGCGCCTGATTGGCCGCAGCCTGCGCCCGCGCCTGCGCGATCTCCTGCTGGTGGATGACCTCATAGGCCGTCTTCACCGGTACGCCCGCTCCCATGAGCCTTGCAAAATCCGGATTCTGCATTTCGCTCTCGAAGTCGGCACCGTAGACCGCTGTGACATCCCGCGCGAAGTCTGCCCGCATCCCCTCAAAGGCCTCCCGCATCTGATACTCCTGCAGCTGCCGCCGCATGGACGTATTCTCTGCCCGGCTTGCGTACTCTTTTTTGAGTACGTCTGCCGTCACGCCCCGCTCCATCGCTTCCGCGCTGTATAGCCTCTCGTCAGAGGCAAACCGCTGCGCAAGCGCCGTGAAGTCCGTCTTTCTTGGGTCGGACGTATCAATGCCGTAAAGCGCGCCCAGCTGATCGATGATCGGAGCCATTGCATCCGCCTGGCTCTTGTACTGGTTCATGGTCTTTACGCGCTGCCGTACTGCTTTCTGCATGGCCGCGTCAAAGTCCTTCTTGTACCTGCCCTGGATCAGGCTGTCAAAGGTTTCTTCCTGCTGCCCCTGAGCGTCCGGGACGTTGGCCGGCTGCTGCTGCGCCTGCGCCTGCGCGGCTGCCTCCTGCCCGCTCTGCTGGCCGGCGTCGCCAGCTGCGCCCATCTCGGCGCCTACGCCCGTGATTTCTTCTGCCATTATGCCGTTTCCTTTCTGGCTTCTGATTCTGTTTCCACCATATCACAAACTTTTCCCCAATTCACCCCACGGGTTTATACCGGCTGCGCGCTTTCCTGCGACTTTTTGCGGGCGTTTTCCACGATCGTCGGTTCCTGCGTGTCTCCCGTCTTGATCTTCGCGTTCCTCTGCGCGGTCTCGGCGCTCATCATCGGAGCCGCCTGTCCGCCCTCCTGCAGGATCTGCTGCGCAAGGCCTTCGCCCATAGCCGGGTCGTACCGGTCCGCAAGCGCCAGCGCCAGCTGCTGCCACTGGATCAGCTGCTGCTGTAGATCTGCGTTCTGTTCGATCTTCTGTACGATGGTGTCCTTCCCGTCGAAGTCCATCATATCGAGCGTCGCCAGCGCCTGATCGACCATCTGCGGGTTGAAGAATCCCAGCTGGAAGAACTGCAGCGCCAGCTCGTTCTGCGCCATGGCCGTATATTCGCTGGCCTTCTGTGCCGATACCTCGATGTCAAACACCGGCTTCCGCAGCCCGTCTGCCTGCCCGTCCGTGCCATACAGCGTCTGCGGCTTCAGCCCCTCGTTGCTGTACTGGACGAACTGCTCCGCGCCGCGCTGTCCGATGATCCGGAACTGCCGCGGCAGATCGTAGAACTGCCGGATCCGTTCAATGACCATCCGGATAAGCCGTGCATACGCCCGGTACGACGATTTCGTTGCATCCTTGCTGCTCCGGCCGGACGCCTCCTGCAAAGCCGCGATCGCGCTGGCCGCCGTCACGCCGCTGCTCGTCGCGCCGTTGTTGACGTCCGTGTTTCCAAGCGTCCACTTGAGCTCTTCGATCTTGTTCTGCAGGATCGCAATGTAATTGCTGTTCAACTGGTTCACTTGGATCGGCTGCAGGCTGTCCTGCCCCAAATTCCCGTCCACATGCACGAACGGCTTCGTCCAGTCCGCAAATTCCTTTTCATTGACCGCGCCGTCTGACCGGCGGAACCAGCGCGGCGTCGTCGTCATGATCGCGTTTTTTACGATCGCCTGGTTCATCCGGTCGATCTGCTCCTGCGCCGATTTGCCGATATCGATATAGCCGTACCCGGCGATGCTTCCCTCCACTGGAAACAGCGCGTCCACCACAAACGGATACTCTCCGTCGTCGTAAAGCCCCGTCTCGGCCATCGGCTTCCCGACCGGCTGCCGCATGACGCCCCCGTCCGGCAGCATGGTTTCCTCGAACCTCTGCTCCGTGTCGTTCTCCGTCGCCTGCAATACCGTCTCGCCGACGAACTTCACAAAATGCAGCACCATCCGGCCGTTCTGGTATTTCCGGTAATACCAGTCGACCACCATCGTCTTCCCGTCATACGAGATCGTGTCGTCCGTGTTGTACTTCTGCTGCACCGTCCCGGCGTATTTGAGCTTCCCCTCCAGCTCCGGGTATTTGGCCAGCAGCAAATCGTTGTCCACCATCTCCGTCAGGAAGATGTTTTTCGACTTCTGCAGATCCCGGATGCCCGGCTCCCAGAAGAACGACAGGATATCCACCGGCTGCACGCACACGTCGCCCAGCCCGTTCAGCTTCGATGCGTCCCACTTCACGTGCCAGATGAGCGTGCCCTGCTTAAGCTTCGTCCACTGGCTGTCCGAGTAGATCTCCTCAAAGTCGTTCTGCTCCAGAATCACCGGCAGCACCGAGGAAAGTCTAGTCGCTTCCACCCGGTCGTCCGGTTCCCGCGGCCGCACCGCCGGCGCCGGGTACGCCGCCATCGCGTCCGCGTGCTTGCCCATGACAACGTTAAAGAGCCACGCGCTCGTCCACTTGGCGTCCTCCGGATTTCCGCCCTGGATGTGGTTCCAGTTTCGCATGCGCCACCAGTCCTCAGCCGCGATCACGCGTGCCTCCAGCGCGCTTTTCCCTTGCTTGTAGCTCTGCAGCGTGTCCATTGCCTTTCGGAGCTGTTCCTCTCCGATCGGCTTTACGCGCACCGGCTCCTGCCCGCTCGCCTGGTCATTCTGCGTCGCCATCTGCTGCATCATCTGTTCTGTCTGCATGCTCATTTTCCTCCTGTCCTTCCTCCTGCGCCTCCAGCAGGCGCACCTGCGCGCGGATCTGGTCGAGTACCATCCCCACGATGCACGGCGGCAGGCCGGACACGTTGATCGTTTCCACCAAACCGCCGCGCAGCTGGCCGATGGCCTTTGAGATCTTGCTCATGTGTTTCCCTCCAATCGTTTCACCCGTGCGGCAAGCCTCTGGATCTGCCGGATACACAGGGCGGTCAGTTCTTCATACCGAAGGCCGTAATCCGCCCCGCCGTCTTCCCGCGGCGAGCGGACAAAGGCCGCGAACGCGGATCCATCCAGACCGCACGCGCTCAGCGCCTGCTCCACGTCCTGCGCGATGAGGCCCGTATGGATCCGGCCGGACGTGCCGTCCTTCATCCGGTAGCAGGCCGGGCGCAGGCGGCCAAACAGCGCGTCATACTGCGCCAGATCATACGAGATATCTTTTTTCTTCTCCCGGTCGGACGTGCTGATCGTGCCCGTCTGCGCATACACGACCGACCAGCGGTTGTTGGAATAGCCAAGCGAGCCGCCGCCGTCCGTTTCCGGCGCGGCGCTGCCCGAGATCGACAGATTCCCGCCGATGGTCGTCGTGCAGTTTGTATGCGCGCCGCTGCCGGTGACGGAGATCGTATTGCTGCTATAGCAGAGCTTTGCGCCGCTCGTCGTCGCCACGACCTCGCCGTAGCCGCTCAGCATATGGATACCCTCGCCGCCATAGTCGCCCGTCGTGTAGCCCAGATATCCGCCGATCGTACTGCCGTAGACGGAGCTGTAGACCGCCATATCGCCGCCCAGCCGGATATAATCCGCCGACAGCGTCCCCGTCGTAATGTCGTTTGCCGAAAGATGGTCAACGGCAAAGTTGTTAAAATCCAGCACGCCGCCGTTGATGCGCGACGCCGAGAAATTGCCGGCCGTAATATCGTCCGCCTGCAGGCCCGTCACGGTGGCATTCGTCACATCCAGCCGCGTCGCGGTGATCGCGCCGGAAATGACAGCGTCCGTGCAGATGAGCTTGCCGTTCGCGCTGACCTTGAACTTATCCTTGATGGAAAGCCCGCCCACGCCGAAATACATGCTCTCGCTGCCGCCATATTCATCGTCCGAATAGTAAATGCTGCTCGTCGAAATCGTCCACGGGCCGAAACTCGAACCGGCCGCCGCCGTGATCGTGCCGGTCAGGACCGCGTTGTACGCCTCCAGCGTGCCGGACGGGAAGTGGAGCTTCTGTTCCGACAGATACGCGACTTCCTTTCCGTCCTGCCAGAAGCTGATCTTATCCGGCGTCACGGTCAGAAGCTCGTTCTTCGTCTGGTCGATGACGGTTTCGCCGCCGTCCTTCACCGTCGTCTCGATATTACCCACGCCCACGCCGTAGACCGGCGTAATGTCGTCGTAATAAAGCAGGCCCGTCTTGATATACTGCTGCGAATTGACCGAAAACTGATTGTTGACGCCCGCCGTGTAGTCATACAGCTGTTTGATGCCGACGGAATTGCCCTCGATGGTCAGCTGCGTCTTCTCCAGATACTTGCCGAAGTCCGAGATCGCCACATAGCTGCCGGACAGCTTTGTGCTCCACGTCTCCGAGTTCGCCGCGGCGAAGTCCGCCGTCT